TGCTGTCTTTGGTACAGGCGTTGGTGAAATTGTAATAGAAGAAGAAAAAGAAATGGCTCCTGCTACTCAACCTGTTATGGGTGGAGATTTACAAGCAGTAGGAGTAAGCATTACCGAACGAGTAAAAGTAAAACTTAAGCCTGTACTTCCTCAGAACTTCTTAATTGATCCTGTTGCTACTTCTGTTGATGATGCTATGGGTGTTGCTATAGATGAGTTTGTTAGTCGTCACCAAGTAGAACTACTACAAGAACAAGGAGTATATAATGACGTATATGTTGGTTCTGCCGCTCCTGATACTGACTTGGAACCTGATCAAGACTTAACCATTTACAACGATGATAAGGTTCGTCTTACTAAATATTACGGACTAGTACCAAGAGAACTACTAAAAGACGAAGACTTAGAAGACAATAAAAGCATGTACGTAGAAGCCGTTGTAGTGATCGCTAACGGCGGTATACTGCTTAAGGCTGAGGCTAACCCTTACATGATGCAAGATCGTCCTGTAGTGGCGTTTCCTTGGGACGTAGTACCCGGTCGCTTCTGGGGTCGTGGTGTATGTGAAAAAGGTTACAACAGTCAAAAAGCACTTGACACAGAACTACGCGCTCGTATTGACGCACTGAGCTTAACCATTCATCCTATGATGGCGCTAGACGCTACTCGTATGCCAAGAGGTGCTAAACCAGAAGTACGTCCCGGTAAGATGATTCTAACTAACGGAGATCCTCGTGAAGTACTTCAACCATTTAACTTTGGTCAAGTTAGCCAGATTACTTTTGCTCAGGCCGGAGCCTTGCAGCAGATGGTACAGCAAGCAACCGGAGCCGTGGACTCAGCCGGAATTGCTGGCAGCGTTAACGGCGAGGCTACTGCCGCTGGTATTAGTATGTCTCTTGGCGCTATTATCAAACGTCACAAGCGCACACTGATTAATTTCCAACAGTCTTTTTTGATTCCTTTTGTTAAGAAGGCAGCTTATCGTTACATGCAGTTTGATCCTGAGTCGTACCCTGTAGCTGACTACAAGTTTAATGCAAGTAGTACTCTAGGTATTATTGCTCGTGAATATGAAGTTACTCAGCTTGTACAACTACTACAAACTATGGATCGACAGTCACCGTTGTACAACACACTGATACAAAGCATTATTGACAACATGAACTTATCTAACCGCGAAGAACTTATTGCGGCTATGCAGAAAGCTATGCAACCTAACCCCGAAGCGCAACAGGCTGCTCAAGCAGTACAACAAGCACAGTTACAATTCCAGCAGTCACAAACAGCAGCTCTGTCTGCTCAGGCTCAGGAGTCACAAGCTAGGGCTTCTAAGCTGGCTGCTGAAGCTATGGCTGTACCGCAGGAACTTGAAATTGATAAGATCAATGCTATCACCCGAAACCTTAAGGAAGGTGATCAAGAAGATAAAGAGTTTGAACGACGTATGCGCGTTGCTGAAACTCTCCTTAAAGAAAAAGCAATAGAAGGTAAAACTAATGTTAATGACACAACAAGAGATGCAAAAGCTTCTCGACCAAATCAACAGCAACTTCAAGAAACACTTCGAACGTCTGGACCAGTTGGAACAGGAAGTCAAGGGTTTGGAAGCCAAGGTGGAGGAACTCAGTAATGCCAAAGTCCAAGGACCCAAAACTAGCACGGGCAGGAGTAAGCGGGTACAACAAACCAAAACGGACGCCAAGTCATCCGACTAAGAAGTTTGTAGTAGTAGCAAAAGAAGGTGACAAGACTAAGACTATTCGTTTTGGTGACGCCAAGATGACTATTAAAAAAGACCAGCCAGCACGACGTAAATCGTTTAGAGCGCGTCATAAGTGTGATACAAACCCACCCAGCAAACTAACTGCACGATACTGGTCGTGTAAAAAATGGTAAGGAAATAATTATGCCACTAGCACCAAAACCAAAACCTAAAAAGAAAGCAGCCGTTAAAACATATACGCAAGCAGAAGTAGAAGCTATGATTCGTAAAGCGTATAAAGACGCTGGAGCAGATCTTCCTAGCCCTGCTAATCGTCGTAAGATGATGGAGCAAATGTCTAATGCTGAAATAGATCGTCAAATGAAAGCTGCTGCTAAAGCTCGTGGTGTTCCAATGAAAAAGAAAACTCCAAGGAGCTAGACATGCCATATGGAAAAGGTACATACGGAAAACAAGTAGGACGACCACCGACAAAAAAGAAAGCAAAAAAGCGAGGTAGTTGTGGCTGCAAAAAGAAAAAGTAGTACAAAGAAAGCTAACGACGCCTGTGCAAAGAAGGTCAAGTCTAGATACAAGGTCTGGCCTTCTGCATACGCTTCTGGTGCTGTAGCCAAGTGCCGAAAGGTTGGTGCTAAGAACTGGGGTAACAAAAGTGGCCGTAAGAAAAAGTAAGAAAGGTGCTGCCCTTAAAAAGTGGTTTAAAGAGGAGTGGGTAGACGTTAAGACAGGCAAGCCCTGTGGACGTAAGTCTGCAAAGAAAGGTGAGTCTAAGCGCCCCTATCCTTCTTGTAGACCTAAAGCAGTAGCAGCTAAGATGACTAAAAGTGAAAAAGCTTCGTCATCAAGACGTAAGACAGGACCAAAAAGAATAGCACACGCAGTAACAGCTTCAGGTAGACGAAGAAAAACCACAAAAAAAGCTTGACTTTTTAATAAAAATATGATATAATAATATTATATTTATAAGAATAAGATATATACATGACTCCAGAGCTTGAAACTTACTTTGATAATTTTAATCAATTATTCAATAACGAAGGCTTCAAACAACTCTTAGAAGAAATATCTGAAACTAGTAAACAACTGTCTGATGTACAAACAGTTAAAGATGTAGAAGAACTATTCTTCCGTAAAGGTCAACTTGCTGCGTTCGCTACTGTTGTTAACTTACAGGCTACAATAGAAGCGACTAGAGAACAAGCTGAAGCTGAAGAACAAGACGATATCTATGTTTAAAGTATATGACTTTCGATGTCCTGACGGACACGTACATGAAGAATTTGTAGAATCTACTGTTACAGAAAGTAGGTGCAAAACTTGTGACAAAGTTTCTACAAGAATGGTATCTGCCCCATCCTTTCACCTCAATGGGTCTGACGGGTCTTTTCCCGGAGCGCACATGAAGTGGGTACGAGAGCATGAAAAAGCAGGTAAAAATAAAACATCTCCATAATGATTATAATCACGGAGTTTAATAATGGCAAGAGCAATGATTGTAGATCCACAACCTTTAGAGGATAACGTGGACGAAATCGAAACCAACGAAGTAGAAGAGATTCAACAAGAAGAAGTTGAGCAACCTCAAGAACCAGAATCAACCTTACCTAATAAGTATCAAGGTAAGTCTTTAGAAGAAGTAGTACAGATGCACCAAGAGGCTGAAAAGCTTTTAGGTCGTCAATCTTCTGAAGTGGGCGAACTTCGTAAAGTCGTGGATGATTACATAGCTAGTCAACCACAATCAGCACCTCAACCAGAATATGTTGAGCCTGAAGAAGATATAGATTATTTTACAGACCCACAAGGTGCTGTCAATAGGGCGATTGAGAATCATCCTAAAATTAAAGAAGCAGAGCAGTATTCAGCGCAGTATAAGCAACAAGCTGCCTTGGCTACGCTTAATAATAAACACCCAGACATGCAAGAGATCTTAGCTGATCCCAAGTTTGCTGAGTGGATAAAAGCTTCTAAGATTAGGACTCAATTGTTTGTAGCCGCTGACCAAGGGTATGACGCTGAATCTGCTGACGAACTCTTCTCACTCTGGAAAGAACGGAAGCAAGTAGTAAAGCAGACCGCTAATGTTGAAAAACAAGAGCGTAAGCAACAACTCAAGGCAGCTAATACAGGCAACGCCAGAGGCAGTGGTGAGGGTGAACGTAAAAAAGTATATCGAAGGGCCGACATTATTAAACTAATGAGAACTGACCCAGACCGCTATACAGCATTAGCCGATGAAATCATGGCAGCGTATGCGGAGGGTCGTGTCAAATAATCTATTAGGAGATTAACATGGCTAACTTTACACCAACTGCTGGAGATAACTCTGGCGTACTGCCCAATCGCGGTAATACAGTAACACTAGGTAACGCAGATAAGTTTATTCCAGAAATCTGGAGTGATGAGATTATTGCTGCATATCAGAAGAACCTCAAGATGGCTCCGCTTGTTAAGAAGATTTCTATGACAGGTAAGAAGGGTGACCGTATTCACATCCCTAAGCCAACTCGTGGCGCTGCTAGTGAAAAGACTGAAGCCGACACTGTAACTATTCAGCAGACTGCTAACAATGAACTCTTGATTGACGTTGATCGTCACTTCGAGTACTCACGTCTGATTGAAGACATCGTAGAAGTACAAGCACTCAACAGCCTCCGTCAGTTCTACACTGAAGACGCTGGTTATGCGCTTGCACTTAAGGTAGACAACGACCTTCACGCTGCAGCTACTGGTTTCGGTGACGGTGGTGCTATTGTCTTTGCACCAGCCTCTTCTGACTACCAGCACAGTGGTGCTTTTACAGGCGCTGCTGCGGGTGCTTTTACCGGAACAGCAACTGAAGGATTTAGCGACGCTCTGTTCCGTAATATGATCCAGAAAATGGACGACAATGATGTTCCAATGGAAGACCGTTGCTTGGTAGTTCCTCCTTCTACTCGTAACGACATCATGGGCGAAACTCGTTTCTCGTCTACTGATTTTGTAAGTGGTCAGCCTGTTGCTAGTGGCCTCATTGGTAACCTTTACGGTGTAGATGTTTACGTTTCATCTAACTGTGCAACTATTGCTTCAGGCATTCGTGCTGGTCTTTTGTTCCACAAGGACGCTGTCGTAATGGCAGAGCAAATGGCTGTACGTTCACAGACTCAGTACAAGCAAGAGTATCTCTCGACGCTGTACACTGCTGACACTCTCTATGGTGTTCAGGTGTACCGTCCAGAAGCTGGTTTCGTACTTGCTTTAGCAGAGTAATAGCACTACAGGGGTCAGCAATGGCCCCTTCATTTTCTGACTCAGGAGAACATCCATGTCACGTTTAGCAAGAGATTCAGGCGCACAGCCTATTCAATGCCTCCGTCCCGGAACTACTCAGACAGTATCCGTATCAGGCTCTGCTGCTTCTTCAACTTCTATTACTCAACGAGTAA